TCTTTGCGTGAATATCTGCGTGCCAACTCTAATTTTACCGATTATGACTTTGAAGGATCTAATTTATCCATATTAATTGACACTTTAGCATATAATACCTACGTTACAGCCTATAATACTAACATGGTTGCTAACGAATCGTTCATTGATAGTGCAACTTTACGTGAAAATGTAGTAGCTTTAGCAAGAAATGTAGGTTATGTACCTTCTTCAAGACGAGCTTCAACTGCAAATGTGAGTTTTACAGTTGATTTAGGGTCTGGAACATCAAAATCTAGTGTAACTTTGAAGGCTGGACTCGTTGCATTAGGTGATTTTGCGAATACTAACTATACTTTTTGCACTCCAGAGGATATTACATCACCTGTAAACGATGGATTTGCAGAATTTACCATTGATATTAAGCAAGGAACGTTTGTAACCAACGAATTTGTCGTAGATACGTCTCAACCTAACCAAAAATTCGTAATTCCAAACCCATATGTTGATACATCAACGTTAAAAGTGCAAGTTAGAGACACTTTAACGTCATCTTCAAGAAAAACTTACTCACAAATCGATAATATTGTTGGAATCAGTACTCATTCTGAGACATTTTTGATACAAGAGATACAAGATGAGAAATATGAGTTACTTTTTGGTGATGGAGTGCTTGGAAAACGGTTAAGTAACGGAAATGTTGTTAATTCAACATATATTGTGACTGATGGAGTCAATGGAAACGGTGTTGCCAACTTTTCTTTCTCTGGAAAACTGGTTGATAATGATGGAGGACTGATTACAAGCGGAATTTCTGATATAATTACAAATCAAAGGTCAAGTAATGGTGCTGAAGTTGAAAGTATTGATACAATTCGTAATTTATCACCCAGAGTTTACTCGGCACAACATCGAGCAGTCACGGCTAACGACTATGAAGCGATAATTCCGACAATTTTTCCAAATGCAGAGAGTGTAACTGCTTATGGAGGTGAAGATTCTAATCCACCACAGTTTGGAAAGGTATTTTTATCAATAAAACCCAAAAATGGTCGATTTATCTCGGATTTTGACAAAAGACAACTTTTAGACAAGCTAAAAAGTTATTCAGTAGCTGGAATTCGTCAAGAATTCATAGATTTAAAGTTTTTATTTGTTGAAATTGACACAAACGTGTATTACAACACAAATGCAGTTGCAAATGTCAATAATTTGAAAACTACCATCCGAAATTCACTTGAAACTTATGCAAACTCATCAGATTTAAATTCTTTTGGTAGTAGATTTAAATATAGTAAAGTTTTGAAGATAATTGATGATAGTAGTTCTGCAGTAACGTCAAATATTACAAAAATAATTATTAGACGTAATTTAGATGTTGATACAGCTAATTTTGCACAATATGAACTATGTTTTGGAAATAAATTCCATAATCGTAATAAAGGTTACAATATAAAATCAACAGGATTTACGGTTGATGGAATTCGTGGAGTTTTATATTTTACAGATGCTTATGTTGATGAAAAAACTGGTAGATTGATTATTTTTAGACTTAGCAACACTGGAGCTGTTGAAATTGTCAATAGTAATGCAGGAACTGTTAAATATGACATTGGTGAAATTCTTATAGATACAATACGCATACTTTCAACTATTAAAGCAGATAACGTTGTTGAAATTGAAGCAATTCCAGATTCAAATGATGTTATTGGACTAAAAGATCTTTATTTACAATTATCGATTTCTGATAGTAAAATAAATTGTGTTGAAGATATAATTTCTACAGGTGCAGATACATCTGGTGCTAATTATATTTCTACATCTAGTTTCACAAATGGTTCTAAGGTTCGTGGTGATATTATAACTGATGCGGCATCATCATCTACCTTAGTTGGATATGTTAATGGTCAAGCATACTTTGGAGCTTTCCACACCATGAGTGATGGATCAAAAATGACAGGTAGCACTCATTCATCAGATAGTCAACCCATATCAAGCACTCCAGGCACTACATCTTCATCGTCAACCACTACAAGTTCGTCATCGTCATCATCTTCTTCCTCATCTAGTTACTAAACTGTTTAATAATGGGTATAGACACCACAGCTAAAAAAGTTCAGATCAATAAACTTGTAAGAAGTCAAGTACCTTCTTTCATAGCAGAAGATAATCCCTTATTTGTTGATTTTTTAAAACAATACTATATTAGTGAAGAAAGTAAAGGAAAGTCGATTGATATAATTACTAATTTTAATGACTATCAGAAAGCTGATACTTATTCGGAAAATTATAATTTAATTGGATTTACAACATGTACAAGTCTTGTAAATTCATATGATGCTACAATTAATGTAAGTTCAACTGATGGATGGCCTTCTGATTATGGATTACTTAAAATTGATAATGAAATTATTACATATACTGGTATTACCTCCACATCATTTACTGGATGTGTAAGAGGATTTTGTGGTGTTGATAATTTAAAGTCACCAACAAATCCTGAGTCTCTTGTATTTTCTACAACAAATGCAAGTAAACATGAGAATGAATCAAAAGTTATCAATTTAAGTAATTTATTTTTACAGGAATTTTGGCAAAAGACAAAACAATTGTTTATGCCTGGATTTGAAGATCGTAATTTACATGCAAAAGTAGATAAAGCTACCTTCTTACGTCAAGCAAAAGATTTTTATGCATCAAAAGGAACTGATGAAGCAATAAAAATATTATTTGGTGTATTATTTGATAGTCGAGCTGAAGTTATAAAACCAATTGAATATTTGTTTGCACCATCAGACGCAGATTATGTAAAAACTAATGATTTGATTGTTGAGAGAATTAGTGGTAATCCTGAAAAGGTAGTTGGTCAAACACTTTTTCAAACTGATAATCCAGCCACTAGTGGATCTATTTTTAATGTTCAGTTTTTCCCTAGAGATGGTAGAAATTATTATATCGTTAGTTTAAGTAAAGGATCAATAGTTGGAACATTTGAACCAACAGGATCTTCATCTTTAATTAATCCTGTTTCTATCGGAACCACAGTTATCACTGTTGATTCAACACTTGGATTTCCTGATGAGGGAGAATTATATGTTGGTGCTGGCTTAACTGTTGGTATCGCAACATATACAAGTAAAACATCTACACAATTCTTTGGAGTTTCTGGTATATCATCTAGTTACACTGATAGTGATTTTGTAAGATCAGGTAAGACAGTATTTGCGTATGAAGATGGAGACGCAAGTAAACCAGTATTTTTTAGATTAACAAACGTAGCTAATAATGTAGATTTAACTGATGTTGGGTTTTTAAAAGAGGGTGATATAATTGTACCAAGACAATTAGGTAAAATATCGGATCAAGCTAACCAAAATTTAAATAGTTGGATTGATAATATAAAAACTAAAAGTGATGTTGCAAGAGACATAGAGACAAATACATCTAAAGTTAATTCTAATAGTAATGTGGTAACAACATCTGCTCCACATTTTTTAAGTATTGATGATTCAGTTGTATTATTAGATGTAACCAATGATGATCAAAACCCTGATAATATTTCTGGTTTAGTTCTTGATGTTTATAATGATAAAGAATTTAGATTATCAATAACTTCTGGTCAATTTGACACATCTAAGCTTTATAAAGTTCAGAGACAATTAAATTTTGCAAAAAGTACGAACAATGAATTAGGTGTATCAAAATTTGTTGCAGATGTACAAAATACATATATCTCTAGAGATAATACAGAAGTTTATGTTACATCTGGATCTTTACCAAGTTATGAAATAATTGCAACTAATCGAAGTAAAACATTTACCTCAGCTGCTCCAGAATTTAATTCAAATGTTGACGGTGTAACTAATAATATTAGAATTGATCAACATAATTTTACAAATGGAGAATTAGTTCAGTATGAACCTAATGATTCTTCACTCACGTTTGCTGCAAACAGAGTTGTCGGTTTAGACACTGGATCAATATATGCAATAAGAAAAGTTAGTGATGATATAATACAACTATCAAGAAGTGTTCCCGATGTAGCTGCTGGTAAAGTTATTTCTATTGTTGGTGTAGGTAGTACAACCATTCATAAATTGGTTCCAAGTGATTTAGCTGGAAAAAATGTAAGACATCAAAACTTTTTAAGAAAGTTTCCCATATCACCACAACCAAGTGAGTTTGACAGATCATTACAAAACGAACCAGTTGGAATGTTTTTAAATGGCGTTGAGATATTATCCAACCAATCTGGCGATAGCATTCATTTTGGAAGAATAGATCGTATTGATGTAGAAAGTGGTGGAAAAGATTATGATTTAATAACTCCACCTAATATACACATATCAGATAACGTAGGAACAGGAGCAACTGCATATGCAGTCATTGAAGGAAACTTTAAAGGTATTGACGTTATATCTGGTGGTTATGATTTAAAGGCAGTACCAAATGTAGTAATAACAGGTGGTAATGGTCAAGGTGCGACTGCAAATGCTAGATTGAAAGCCACAAGAAATTCAAGATTATTCAACGCAAAAGATGACGTTAATATTGGTAATGATAGAATCACCTTTTCTTCTGATCATTTATTTTTTGACGGTGAATCTGTAGTATATGAGAAATCAACTTTAGATGCTGTTGTCGGTGGTCTAGTTGATAAATCTATCTATTTTGTTAATAAGATTAATGATACTCAAATTAGTCTTACAAACACCTTTGAAGACGCTGTGGCGGGTGCAAACATCGTTAATCTTACTGGTACATCCAAAGGTAGCCATAAATTTACATCCACTGTTTTTAGAAATGTTTTAGATAGAATTGTAGTTGAAAATCCTGGCTCTGGATATTCTAATAGAAAAATTTTAGTTAACTCTAATACATTTCCATTAACTTCATACTTTGATAGAAATACTGTTAATACAGGAATAAACACAGCTAATAATTATATTTACTTTAGAAATCATGGATTTAAATCAGGAGAGACTGTAGAGTATCGTAATACAGATACACCTATAGATGGATTATCTACAACTCAAAATTATCAATTAATTGTTTTAGATGAAAATAGATTTCGTGTATGTAGTGCTGGAATTGGAACAACCACCACATCAGTTAATTTCTTTAAAGGAAGATATGTTGATTTAAATTCTGTAGGAGTGGGAACTCATACTTTTAAATATCCAGATATATCTGTAAGTTTACAAACTAGATCTGGATTAGCTGTTACCGCAGTATCAGCTCCTGTAATTAGACCACGTTGTCTTGGATCTATAACTAATGTATATTTAACTAATGATGGTGTAGGTTATGGATCAAGTGATACTCTTAATGCTCATAGAAGACCTTTAGTTACTGTTTCAAATGGTCAAGACGCATTAATAACAGTTGGTGTATCTAATGGTGAAATTACTGGTGCTTTTGTTAAAATAAAAGGAAAGGGATATGTTTCTCCTCCAGAATTAATTGTACAAGGTCAAGGTAAATACGCAAAACTTTTATCTAATGTAGCTGCTGATGGATCATTATCAAGTGTAAATATACTCGATGGTGGTAAAGACTACACAGAACAACCAGCAACCACTGTAAAGGTCAAACAACAAGGTTCTGGCGCTGTCTTTAGAGCAGACTTAACACAATGGAAAACTACTACTTTAAAGAGATATCAACAACATATTAATCAAGATGATGATGGTATCATTGTTCCTAGTCAAAACCCAGAATATGAAGCTAAATTTGCATCAACATATCTTCCAAGAAAACTTAGATTAATACTAGATGATAATATATTTGTTGATATTAATGGTCAATTAAAAGAAAAAACTAATTTAGTTCATTCGCCAATTGTTGGATGGGCTTATGATGGAGCTCCAATTTATGGCCCATACGGTCATGATACTGCAACTGGTGGTGTAATACGTAGAATAGTTTCAAGTTATACAGTTAATTTAAAACCAAATAGATCATCTGTATCGGATTTTGCTTTAGGATCGTTCATAGAGGATTACGATTACACTGCAGATGGTGATCTTGATAAGTATAATGGTAGATTTTGTAAAACTCCAGAGTATCCAGATGGTGTTTATGCTTACTTCTGTACTATTCAAGATGCAGATGGATCTGTATCACCTTTCATAGGATCTAGAGAGCCATCTTTCCCTTATGTGTTAAACGGGTTTAAATTTAAAAAAGTAGAGATGAATGGACAACCATTAACTCTACAAGATATGCCTATCTTGAATAGTGGTGATGTATTAAGAAACACTTTATCATATAAACTTGGATTTGAAGGATCTGATTATGACTATCTTGTTTCTAATAGTATTGATGATACTGAACTTCTTGTAAAAACAATAGCTACAAGTGGTATTGGATCAGTTCAAATTTTATCGCCAGGCATAGATTATAAAGTAAAAGATAGAGTTATATTTAATAATAGTGAAAGTGGTGGTAGAGGTGCAAGTGCAAAAGTTAGAACATTAGTAGGAAAAGGTATTAATCAAATTTCATATAATCAAACTACAGTAGATAATATTGCATTTGATTATAAGAATGGGCTAGGTGTTGGTATTGCATCTACATCTCATGGATTACAAAATAATGATTTAGTTAATATTTCTGGAATTGGAACTGGAGAAATGAGATTTCTTGAAGGTGCAAGAACTATTGGTGTTGCGTCTATAACTTCTTTCTTATCAGTGGGAATAAGCAGTATACAGTTAACAGGTGATACAACATTTATAAAATTAACTGATGTTATAGGAGGTAAAAGTAAAGAAGATGATGTTGCTGTTGGTGATTTCTTAATCATAGGAAATAATGAAGAAAGAGTAAAAGTATTATCAATTGATAATACTTTAAACAGATATAGAATTTTAAGACAAAGTGGTATTACAACATTTCACGAAGCTGGTCAAAAGGTTGTTATAGATCAAAGAAGATTTACTTTTTCAGTTGGAATTGACACTAATTTAAATATTATACGAAATAAATTAGTTGCTTTCAATCCACAAAATAGCATCGGTATTGGAACTATTTTAGTTAATGTGCCTAATCCTGTGGGATCTGGAAATGTACAGGTGGTAAGAGTAAAAGCTAGAGATGGCACTATTTTATCGGAAATTGGAGGAGATGCTGGAATTGGTGGAACAAGCTCCTTAATGCCTCCACATGAGGGACAGCCAGGAAGTAATTGTAGTAATTTGATTCGTATTCCAAATCATGGTTTTATTACAGGACAGAGATTAAAATATGAAAGTGGTAAAGGGACACCATTACAAGTATCAACTGAACATACAATGCCAAAAACTGGTGTTGGAAAAACTTTTTCGTTAGTTGACGGACAATTTGTTTTTGCTGTTAAGAGGAGTAATGATTTAATAGGCCTATCAACAACAAGGGCTGGTATTGGTAGTACATCTACATCACTTTACATATCAACTATTGTTAATGCAAATAAAGAAGATCATACACTTGAAACAACAAATGAAGAACATATAGGAACTCTTGATAAATATGACGTTGTTGTACAAACATCAGAACCTCATCAACTAAGAGATAAAGATGAAATTACTGTAGATGTTGCACCAAACACTTTAGTTAATAAATCTATTGAATATGACCCTGTTGCAAGAAAAACAATTGTAGATCCAAAGTATGTTAATAGTAGTGCTGTATCAACAACTGATTCTACAATCACATTAGCTAATCATGGATATAAAGATGGTGATAAAATACTTTATAAAGCAATAACCACCGCAATAACCCCTCTTACAGATAGAGGAGAATACTATGTTAAACGATTAACTGTTAATACATTCAGATTGTTTGACAATCGTAAGGATTCCATAAGTGTTCCAAATGCATTTATTAATATAACTAATGTTGGATCAGGAGTGCATAGATTTGCAAGAATTAATCCACCAATTCAAGGGTTAAGAGGTGAAACAGTTGGTTTCGCTGTATCTGATACTTCTCTTACAGATTTTAATCTTGAGTTCTATAGAGATGAAAAATTTACAAATAAATTTGATGGTGTTGGTATATCCACAGAAATAGTAAGATCAGGAGTATCTGGATCTAGTGGAGCTACAGTTAAAGTAAAATTAACTGATAACATTGAATTACCTTTATGGTATAAATTAGTTCCTACAAATCTTGATACAATTGATGTTACAAAAAGAGATTCTGAACCAGATAATGAAGTCATAAATGGATCAAAAATAACAGTTGATTCAAGTGTATATGCTGGTAATTATGGAATTACCACGACAGGAGTATCATCATTTACATATCAAGTTGGATTTGCACCAGAAGTAAACTCATATGTAACATCAGGAGTAACAACATTTAGATATCTGACATCATCACTTAATGCAAGTGGTGGTATTAATGAAATCTTTATTGATTTTCCTGGCGTAGATTACATTAAAAATCCTGGCATTAATACTATAAGAACAAAATCTGGAAGAGATGCTGACATTCGTATGTTTGATGATTTTATTGGTCGTGCTGGATATAAAGAAGTAGTTAAAATTGGATATGATTATCCTACTGATAAATCATTAACTCCTAGAGCTGATATACCTGTAACTGTAACAGTTCAAAACAATTTTGCAATTTCAAACATTGGTGTTGAAACATCTGGAAAAAATTACAGTACTGCACCTGATTTATTCTTCCCAGTAAGACCTAATGCAAAAACAGAAGTTAGTCTTGATGGAACTGGTATTGGGTCTGTAAGAATATTAAACGATAGTTTAACAGGATTTGATTTATTCCCAAATCCACCTAGAATTATTGCAATTAATAATAGTAATGGTGTTGGTGTTGTGACTGCAACATCAAATGGTGTTACACAATTCATAACACTTAAGAGTCCTCTGGGTGGTTGGAGACCAGAAGCTCATAGATTAGGAACTAACTTCCCATTTAAAGTTGGAGATCAGATATTTGTTGAAAATGTTAATATCCAAGGTCATCCAGTAATCGTTGATAATGAAGAAACATTCCCAGAACCAGTTCCTAGTACTGATTCAAGAACATATCCCGATAATCAAGTGGCTGGATATAATTCCAACATGTATGATTTTAAAACATTTACAATTACTGCAAGAAATATAACAGATTCTAAGATTGAATATTCTCTTACTGGTATTGGTAGTACAGGTGGTTTCTTTGATCCTATAAACAGTGCTGGTAGAATTATTAAAAAAGAAGATCTACCAACATTTAATGTGCAGTTTGAACATCGAAACTTTATTAATGGAGAAGAAGTTACATTTGGTAATGGTGGTGCAAAAGGTAATATTGTTAAGAATGAAGGTTGGGATCCAGCGACTAATACATTTAGATTAGAAAATCTAACTCGAACACCGTTCGTTGGAGATACTATTGTAGGAAAAATATCTAAAGCTAATGGAAAAGTAGTTCAATCTAATTTTAATGAAAGATATTTCACACTAGCATTTAATGCAGAAAGAGAAAAAGGATGGGAGAAGAATACTGGTAAACCAAGTAGTGATTTTCAAAAAATACAAGATAGTGATTATTATCAAAATTTCTCATATTCAATACAAAGTGAAGTTCAAGAAAAAGATTTTACAGATGCAGTAGATAGTATTGTTCATCCAGCTGGATACAAAAATTTCTCAGATTTAATTATAAAATCTACACCAACAGCTGGTTTTGGTAGATCAACTAGTTTAGTTGCTAGATCACCACAACAATCTACAGATTTAAAAGTTGATATTGACAACGTACAATCATTCTTTGTTAAAAATGATTTTGATTTTGCTACAGAAACAACAATATCAAATGGACTATCTAAGTTTATAAATTTCCAAAATAGAAAAATTAGAAACTTATTAAGTATTGCAACTGCAAAAGTAGAGCTGATAGATGATATTAGTAAAGAATTTAATGCAAAAACTGAAACATTTAGTGGTAATCATATATTCAAATCTGCGACTCCAAATGGAATTACTATTACTTCTGGAGGAAGTGGAAATTTAACTGCCACAACAGGAACTTCTTATGAAGCATACTCTGGTATTTTAACAATTGAGACAACTACAAATCATGGTTTATCTAGTGGAGCTAAAGTTCGTCTTGCAGATAATTCAATTGTTTTTACTTGTGATAAAGATAACCATGCCACATTACATCCTTATCCTCGTTCCTCTGACCCTGCATCTGGAGCCGACCTAACTGTAACACCAATTTTTTCAGCAACAGATACTACCCTTTCGGTTACTTCTTCAACTGGATTTGGCCTTAACGATTATTTGAAAATAGACGATGAGATTCTTCAAGTTACTGCTGCTGTGAGTGGTAACAATTTAACTGTTACTCGTGGACAACTTAAAACATCTTTTGTATCCCACTCTGCATCTTCTCAAATTACTTTGATTAAAGCTGCAGGCACCACTTCTACCGTTAATCAAGGATCTACTTTTACTAATTCTAATACAACTTTAATAATTGCATCTGCAACGGGATTTAATACTAATAATTACATCAAAATTAATGATGAAATTTTACAGATTACTGGTAAGACTAACAATACCTTAACCGTGACTCGTGGTGCTCTTGGAACTTTCGCTGTTTCTCATACTGATGGCTCTACAGTAACTCTTTTAACAGTTCAGAATAACAAGACAACAATTAATGAGACAAGAACTTTTACAGTTGTTACTAATACACCAATTGTAGGTGGTCAAATTGTTGGTGTTAGTTCCTTTAGATTAACAACACAAAGTGGTGCAGTTCCTTTATTCAACAAAATATTTAATCCTAATGATCCTCTTAGTAAACATATAACTGTTAACTCAGACACAATCACAATAATTAATCATGGATTCCAAGCTGGTGAAAAAATTAAGTATGATAATCATGGTAATACAAGTGTGGGAATTGATGCTACAAATCATGTCATAGGTGGATCCTCAACAAACCTTATGCCTCCAGAGGTATTTGTATTTTCTAGATTAGATAATAATAGATTTAAAGTTGCAGGATTATCAACATCTACGACTGCACTTAATATAAGATCTTTAGGAACAGGAACAGAACATTCATTTAAAACTATTAATCCTGAAAATAAAACATTAATTCAGGTTGATGGAATGATTCAATCACCATTAACTAATAGAAGTGTTTCTTTAGATCTAATTGATCAGGTAGGTATTGGTTCAACAACTCTTAAATTACAAGCAGCTCCAAATGTTGGCCTTACTACTGTAAAATTAAATGATATTATTCAAATCGATGATGAATTTTTCAGAGTTAGAACAGTTGGATTTGGATCTACAAACGTAGTTTCTGTTGATCGTGGATTCCTTGGTAGTACAGTTGCTAATCATGCTGCAAATGCTACACCTAAGTTGAAAGGTGGTAATTTTAGAATTGTTAATGATGTAGTTTTCTTTGCAACTCCACCATTTGGCCCTGCAGGGCCTACTGGTGTTAGTACACAGTCAACATTTAGTGGTCGAATATTTAATAGAAAAGATATAACTCGAAACTTTGTATTTGATGACATATCTCATAAATTTACAGGATCTGTTGCAACAGGAAAAACATTTACATTAACACAAGATGGATCAGATGTTACAGGTATTGTAACTACAACTAGTGGAACTGGTGGTGACGATGAGGTTATTAATTATGGTGTTGTTTTAATTAATGGTATATTCCAAAGACCAACCGTTGATTATGATATAGTTGCTAGATCAACTGCACCAAATATTGGTGTTGGCGCATCTATAATCTTTACAGGAAGTAATTTATTCAACTTACCTAGAGGTGGTAAAGTTGATGAAGTAGATCCTGTAACTTTAGGTCAAAATTATCAACCAAGAGTACGTGCGGCTGCAACTGCGGTTGTCAATGGATCTGGAGTTATTACTGGTGTTACCATGTTAGGTGCTGGTTCAGGATATTTTTCTGGATCAGTAAATGTTGAGGTTAAAAATCCATTAGGAACAGGAACAACGGCAGTTTTAGCTGCAACTGTTGGAACTGGTAATAGTGCAGGAATGATTACTGGTATCACTGTTACTAGTGGTGGTAATGGATATAATGCACAGTTCCCTCCAACCATAGAAGTTGGTATCGCAACTGGATATACAAATTTATCTGTAACTGGTGGATCTGGAAATGGATTTAAAGTTGATGCTTTAGTTGGATCAGGTGGAGGTATTATTGGATTTGATCTAAAGGATAGGGGATTTGGATATAGAAATGGTGAAGTATTAACAGTTCAAGGTATACCTTTCAGAGTTGGTGTTTCAACATCACCATTCACACTAACGGTAAAATCAACGATTGATGATAAGTTTGCTGGATTTAGTTTTGGACAATTAGTTCCTCTTGACGATTTTTCAGTAGAGTTTAATGGTGCTAAGAAATCATTTGTATTAACTAAAACAGTTTTAACAAAAGATATTGTAAGTATTATATCTCTAGATACCTCTATTGATGTTACTAATAATCTTTTAATATTTTTAAATGATGTATTACAACAACCTGGCCAAAACTATAGTTTGGAAGGTGGTAGTGTAGTTAATTTTGTCGAACCTCCAAAAGGTGGTAGTAAATTACAGGTATTATTCTTTAGAGGTGGTAATCAAGACATTGAAGCTTTAAACCCAATTAAAACAGTTAAAGTAGGTGATAAACTTCAACTTCTTAGAGATTTAGATGTTCCAAATCAAAGTGATCGTGTTATTTCTGATATATCAGATGTAAGTAAAGTAGAAACACCTTCTTATGGTGGTGGTGGAATCAGTACTAATCCTAGTTTAGTTAGAGTTGTTTCTTGGAAAAAACAAGAAAAAGATTTGATTGTTGATGGATTACCAATTGCAAAAGATAGACCAATTCAAGTTGGCAATTTCTTCCCAACCGCAAGATTGATTAGAAATGTCGGAACATCATCAGTAACGACTTATGTTGATAATGCTTTCCCATTCTTTAGTGCATATGATAATCGAACAGATACTGATGCAATTCCTGGCCAGATTGAAATTATTAATACACAAGATATTAATGTTGCATCTGGTTTAGCCACAGTTTCTGCTGGAGGAACAGTTAGTTCAATAACTGTTATAGATGGTGGATCTGGATATGAAAATATACCCACAGTAACAGTTGCTAACTTTAATAGACTACCTTCTGGAATTGATACTTCAAAATTTGTAAATGTTCCATTAACAAAAGAAGTGGGTAGATCATGGAATAAGATAACTGCACCAGCAGATATCAGTTACAATGGTATTGATTATACTCCTGAAGGTGTGTTTGTAGCTGTTGGAAGTACATCTGGTATTCATACATCCACTGATGGTAATAACTGGAGTGTTTCAACAACAGGAAACTTTGGAACATTTAAAGGTGTTGTTGGACTTTCATCCGAAGTTGTGGTTGTAGGTGGTGCTGGAACCATTGCAAGAAGTACAAATGCTGCATCAAGTTTTGGCCCAACAAATATCTACCAAAGAAAACAAGTTGGTTTCATTCCAAGTTATACTCCTAGAAACATACCACAAAGTTTAAATGCAGCTGCAGTGGGATCATATATATTCCCTAATGCTCTAACAGGTATTGGTACAACTGTACCACATGAAAGAGTGGTTGTTGTTGGTGCGGCAGGAACTATTTTATATACAGAACCAGGCTTAGCAGGACTCACAACATCATTTGTCATATCAAATAAATTTGCAACTCAAGACTTTCATGGAGTTGGATATCATGATGGCACGTTTGTTGCTGTTGGTAATCAAGGATCAATTTATAGATCAACAGATGGTGAAACATGGTCTGGTGTAACTACAACATCAATTACAACTAATCTTAAAGATGTCAAATATGGAGAGAATGTATGGATAGCAGTAGGAGCTGCAGGAACTATAATATCATCTGCAGATGATGGTTTAAATTGGTCAGTGGTTTCTGCTGGTGGAACATTCCAATTAAATAGTATTGCATATCAAGATGATGTTTGGTTAGCTGTTGGTGGTGCTGGAATGGCAATGAACTCTACTGATGGTGAAACTTGGTATAAAAAACACGTTGTATCTGCAGGAACTCCATTAGGAAAACAACTGAATGGGGTAACATATGGTGATGCTAAAATGGTTGCAGTTGGTATACAATCAAGTATTGTTTGGAGTGGTTATGAACAGATTGGCGCAGCTGCAACTGCAACGGTTGGTGCTGGAGGAACTATCAGTGCAATAACTGTAACTGATGGTGGGTTTGGATATACACCAAATACTAATCCAACAGTATTACTAAGTCAGGAAATCGTAACACGAGAAAAATGTAATACAGTTAATGTAGCTGGTGATTATGGAGTTGTGGTTGGAGTCGCTGTAAGTTCCAGTGGTGCAAACAGTCGTGCAACATTAAATCTTTCTCTTGATGCTGATGAATTTCTTAATCAAGCTGGATTTGGTAATATATCTAAGACAGGATTAAGTATTGGTGATTATTTTGTTCTTAAAAATTCTGTATTTGGTACAGGAGTAACTTCAATTGATAAAGATGGAAATAATGTTGGTGTAGGAACCAGCTTTGCTGACAACATATATAAGGTTGAGGAACTTGTAACTTCTAGTTCTGGTATAGTTACAGTATTTTGTAATATAAACTCAACAACTGGTATTACACCAATCACTGGGCCAAAACTTGGTGATTATAGTTGGGGTAAGTTAACTAATCTAACAAGATCCGTTACTGATCCAAAAGTATTCAATATTAATACAACTAATGGTTATACAGGAATAACTACAGCTCCTGAAGTGAGACGTATTAATCCTTTGGCTATAACATATAGTGACTTTGATAAAACAACATAAATAAACAAAAATAGTCTAATAAAATGCCTGCGATTATTTCAGATCAATTTAGAATATTAAATGCTGCGAATTTTGTCGCTGGTGTAGCTGATACAT